CCGATTAGCTTTTGCTGCGTTTGTTGATAACAATGCAGACAAACTACAAGAGTGGCTAGATGCTATTGCCACTAATGATAAGCATGGCCCTAAAGTAGCGTTTGATTGCTTAATGCAGGTAGCTGAGTTCCATGTACCTAAACTAGCCCGTACTGAGGTAGTAGGCGTAGAAGATGAACCAGTCAAACATATTCACGAACATAGCTTCTTAGATTGAAAGAAGTTAAGCACCAATACCGCTATCCTTACAAGGCACGGGAAGCGTTCTTAGACTTTCACAAGCGTGAACAACGCTGGGCTGTTCTAGTCTGTCACAGAAGGGCAGGAAAGACCGTAGCGACCATTGCGGACATTATCCGTAGGGCAGTCATGGAAAAGAAAGAAAACGCTAGGTACGCTTACATTGCCCCTTTCTACGCACAAGCCAAGAATATTGCTTGGGATTACTTACTTAGGTTTGCAGAGCCATCCATAGTTAAAGCCAATCAATCTGAGTTATGGGTAGAACTGGTCAATGGGGCTAAGATCAGACTATTTGGTGCTGACAATCCTGATGCCCTGCGTGGACTGTACCTTGATGGCGTAGTGTTAGATGAGTATGCCGATATGAAACCTAGGCTTTGGGGTGAGATTGTGCGCCCATTACTTACAGATCGCCAAGGCTGGGCTACCTTTATTGGTACGCCTAAAGGCCATAATGCGTTCTATGACATATACAACGAAGCCCAAAAGAACCCGAATTGGTATGTTAAGACCCTAAGAGCCGACCAGTCAGGACTACTGCCTGAAGCTGAATTACTGGATGCACAGGCTACTATGTCAGACAACCAATACGAACAAGAGTTCCTGTGTAGCTTTGAAGCAGCCATTCTTGGTGCGTTCTATGGTCAGGAAATGCGTAGAATCACCGATCTTGAGCGTATTACTACCGTAGACTATGACCCGATGTTTCCCTGCCATACGGCTTTCGATTTGGGTTTTAACGATTCAACGAGTATTTGGTGGTTTCAGGTGGTTTATGGAGAGATACGGGTACTCGATCATCACTCTAGTAACGGTCAAGCTATACCGTTTTACACCATGCTGTTAGACCAAAAAGCAGACGAATTTGGGTACAAATATGGCTATCATTACCTGCCGCATGATGCTAGAGCAAAAACACTAGCAAGCGGTGGTAAGAGCATAATTGAGCAAATTGCTGCAAAAATTGACATAAAACATCTAAAAATCGTACCAAATCTGTCATTACAAGACGGAATACAAGCAACACGACTTGCATTAACTCGCTGTTGGTTTGATAATAGATGTGAAGAAGGAATCGAATGTTTGCGTCAATATCAGCGAGAATGGGATGATGATAAAAAAGTATTTCGGGATCGCCCAAAACACGATTGGACTAGCCACTCAGCAGATGCGTTCCGCTATCTCAGCATTGTATGGAAAGACGAGGACAGCCCTATCCTCAATGATTCAAGAGTTAAAGGACTTCATGTCGGGCAAACGGATGTGACCCTGAACGAAATGTGGAAATCTACCCCCAAGATCACGAATACTAGGATATAAGCATGGAACACACTTACGAAGATTGGTATAACTGCATCGCCCAGTACGAGCGTACATTTAAGGAATGGGAAGGTCGTGCCGATAAGATCGTTAAGCGATATCGCGACGAATCCCGTAGCCGAAACAACCCAAATGCTAAGTTCAATATCCTATGGAGCAATGTTCAAACCATTACCCCAGCCGTATTTGCAAGACTGCCAAGACCTGATGTAAGCCGTAGATTCCGTGATAACGACCCTATTGGTCGTGTAGCGTCAATGATGCTAGAACGGGCATTAGAGTACGAAATTGAGCATTATCAAGACTATGCCAGCGCAATGAAGCAAGCGGTTCAAGACCGTTTACTTGGTGGGCGTGGTACGGCATGGGTTCGTTACGAGCCGCATATTGTTGGTCAAGCTGCTGGAATGGGCGATGGCGCACCTGACGATGGTTTCCAAGTTACCGAAGATACAGACGAAGCAGAAACCGAAGGCGGCATTTACCGTGAGAATGAGGAACGCATTGAGTATGAGTGCGCTCCAGTCGATTATGTGTATTGGCGTGACTTTGGACTTACCGTTGCCCGTACATGGGAAGAAGTAACCGCAGTATGGCGCAAAGTCTATATGGAACGGGCCGCCCTTGTAGAACGCTTTGGCAAAGAACTAGGCGGTAAAATTCCACTTGATACCAAGCCTGAAACATCTAAAGCATTTAATGAAAAGATGGGTGAAATGGCACGGGAAGCCCTGATTTATGAAATTTGGGATAAAACTACAGGTCAAGTAATTTGGCTATCCAAGTCGATGGGCAAAGTTCTTGATACCCGTGACGATCCGTTGCAGCTTGAGAACTTTTGGCCCTGCCCAAAACCTATGTTCTCTACCCTTACAACAGATAGCTTAATCCCTGTACCTGATTTTGTTCTATACCAAGACCAAGCCCGTCAGTTAGATACGCTGGCAGATCGTATTGATGGCTTCATTCAAGCCCTTAAAGTGCGTGGCGTTTACGATGCAGCCGAGCCAAGTCTTGCCCGTTTGTTTACCGAAGGCGAGAACAACGCATTGTTACCCGTTAAGAACTACGGTGCATTTAGCGAAAAAGGTGGCTTACAGGGCGCAATTAACCTTGTAGACATTCGCCCAATCGCTGAAGGCTTGCAGATGGCTTATCAGGCTATGGATCAAGTTAAGGGTCAAATCTACGAGATCATGGGCATTGCTGATATTCAGCGTGGTCAGACCGATCCTAATGAAACCCTTGGCGCACAGATTATTAAGTCGAACAACGCTTCAGGGCGTTTAAAGACAATGCAGCACGATGTAGTGAACTTTGCTACTGCCCTGTTACAGATCAAAGCACAGATTATTTGCCAGCACTTTACCGATGACACCATCGTTAAGATTAGCGGTGCAATGCAATTATCCGTGCAAGATCAACAATTTATCCCGCAAGCCCTTGCATTACTGAAAGACGAACCTGCTAAAAACTTCCGTATTGAAGTAACTACGGATTCCATGATTTATCAGGATGAGCAACAGGAAAAGCAGGATCGGGTAGAGTTTCTAACCGCAGTTAGTCAGTTTATTCAAACCGCATTACCAGTCGCACAGGGCGTTCCTGAACTTACCCCACTACTTATGGAAATGCTGAAGTTTGGCGTAACAGCGTTTAAGGCTGGTAAAGGCTTAGAAGGACTGATTGACGAAACAGCAGATAAGTTCCGTCAGCAAGCACAGGCGCAAGAAGGCCAACCCAAGCCGCCAAGCCCTGAAGAACAGAAGATGCAGATGCAAATGCAAATGGAACAAGCCAAGATGCAAGCCCAAGCACAGTCTAAACAGGCTGAAATGCAGATGGAAATGCAGATGGAACAGCAAAAAATGCAGATGCAGATGGAACTGGAGAAGGCTAAACAAGAGTATCAAGCCCAAGAAAACCAGCTTAAATTCCAGCTTGAAGAACAGCGCAATATGATGGATCGTGAGATGGAGATGAAGGTCGCTCAGATGAAGATGAACACCGAGCGCAATACCCAAGTCTTACTAGCCCACATAAATAACGGGGCAAAGATCGAAGTTGCTCGTATTGGTTCAGATGAATCTAGCGGTGAACAAGCCTATATGACAGAAATGGATATGGCTGAATCTATGAAACACCCATTGCAGCCTATTGCCGATGCGATTGGACAGAGCAATCAACAAATGACATTGGCTTTATCTGACTTAATCAACACCATAAACGAGAATCAAAACCGACCTAAGACGGTAATTCGTGGCCCTGACGGTAAAATCGCTGGGGTTCAATAATGCCGATAACAGTCAAGCATTTAAAGGTATCAACCGTTCCCGATGCAGGGGATGACACCCTCGTAGAACCGTCAGATTGGAACGCAGACCATACGCTTACTGGTTTGGGTACGATGGCAGAGCAAAACGCCAATGCCGTAGCCATTACAGGCGGTACGATTAGCGGTGTAACCATTCCAGCTTCTAACATTACGGGTACGCTTGGCGTTTCCAATGGCGGTACAGGTGCATCGACTTTGACTGGCTATGTTAAGGGCGCAGGAACAACTCCATTAACTGCATCGGCTACCATTCCAAACACGGATATTACGGGTCTAGGCACGGCTTCCACTAAAGATGCAGGCGCAGCCAACGGTGTAGCTACCCTTGATGCAGGCGGTAAAGTACCTGTTTCTGAACTCCCTGCCGCAGTCTTGGGCGCACTTAGTTATCAAGGAACATGGGATGCAAGCACTAATACCCCTACCCTTACTTCTTCTGTTGGTACTAAAGGTTATTACTATGTGGTAAGCGTTGCTGGTAATACTAACCTTAACGGCATTACTGATTGGCTTGTGGGCGATTGGGCAGTATTTAATGGATCTATTTGGCAAAAGGTGGACAACACCGAAACCGTAACTAGCGTAAATGGACAGACGGGCGCAGTCGTATTAACAACTACCAACATTGCCGAAGGTACAAACCTTTATTACACGGATGCACGGGCTAGGGCAGCAATTAGCGCAGGTACAGGCATTAGCTATGACAATGCCACAGGCGTAGTAACAAACGCTGCCCCTGACCAAACAGTAGCTTTGACCGATGGTACGGCTATTGATGTAACAGGTACATACCCCAATTTCACCATTAACAACACCGCACCTGACCAAACCGTAGTTTTAACGGCTGGAACGGGCATAAGCACTAGCGGTACTTACCCTAACTTCACCATTACCAACACTAGCCCATCTTTGGGTGGTGATGTAGTTGGGCCAGCAAGTGCAACGGATAACGCAGTAGCAAGATATGACACCACAACAGGCAAATTACTGCAAAACAGCCTAGTAATTATTGATGATACTGGCAGCGTAACAGGCGTAAATGCCCTAACCGCCCAAAGTTTGACTGTAAACAATAACGCTACTTTTGGCACTAGCAACAGCGACACAATTAATTTTGTCGGGCGCATAAATTCCGACTTTGACCCCGCAACTGATAATACTTACGATTTGGGCCGTGTTGGACATGAATGGCGAGATTTGTACATTGATGGAACAGCCAACATTGACAGCTTAATTGCTGACACGGCTGACATCAACGCTGGAACTATTGACAACACAACAATAGGGGCAACAACTCCTCAAAATGGTAGTTTTGTTAATTTAAGCGTAACAGGCACAACCAGCTTTGATGGTTCGCAAGGCACAAGCGGTCAAGTTCTAACATCCGCAGGTACAGGCAATACGCCCACTTGGACTACCCCAACTACGGGTACTGTTACTTCAATTACTGCTGGAACAGGTTTAACTGGCGGCACAATCACGACTTCAGGAACAATTGCCATTGATTCTACTGTCGTTGTAACATCGGGCAGTTATGCTGATCCCGCTTTCATAACCAGCCTTGCTGGTAGTAAAATCACAGGAACAATAGACGGTGGAACTTTCTAAGGAATCATTATGCCAACAATATTAAAGACTAAAAACAGCGTTACTACTACGGTAGTGCCGACTACATTACAACAGGGTGAACTTGCGGTAAACATTACCGATAAGAAATTATGGGTAGGTAATGCCGCAACAACCCCAGTACAACTGTTGGGTGCTGGCGTAACTGGAGATGTTGTAGGCCCTGCTTCTGCTACAGACAACGCTATAAGTCGCTTTGACGCAACAACTGGCAAGCTAATTCAAAATTCATTAGTAACAGTTAGCGACACAGGTGCTATTTCTGCCCCTGTTGATGCTTCTATATCAGGTCTTACTGTTGGTAAGGGTGGTTCTGCAATAGGAACTAATACTGCCGTAGGTGATAGAGCGTTAAACGCAAATACAACTGGCTCAGACAGCGTTGCTGTTGGAACTTTGGCTTTATTTACAAACACAACTGGTGCTTCTAATAGTGCTGTAGGTCGTGATGCTTTACGCTTTAATACTACTGGCGGTTCAAATACCGCTTTAGGTAATAGTGCTTTATTATCAAACACCACAGCATCTAATAACACCGCAGTAGGTTATCAAGCTGGGTATAGTAATACGACTGGTACAGCAAATACTTATTTAGGTCGTGTAGCTGGATATACAGGAAGTACCGCTAGTGCCAACACTATGATTGGTATGAATGCTGGTTTTGCTACAACTGCAAGTAATAATACTTTTGTTGGTGCTACAACAGGAACATCAAATACAACAGGTCAATATAATATTGCTGTTGGTGGTACTGACGAAGCAACTGTATTTTCAGCACTTAGAAGTAATACTACTGGTTCATTCAATACTGTATTGGGTGCTGGTGCATTAGGACAAAACACCACCGCATCTAATAACACAGCAGTAGGCTACCAAGCTGGATATAGTAATACTACTAACGCAGACAACACATATATTGGTAGACAAGCAGCTTACAATGCAGTCAGCCAACAAAATGTAATTATTGGTTCGCTTGCTGGCTTTGGAATTGTTGCACAAGGTGGTCAAACAATAGTTGGCTACCAAGCAGGATATTCTAATGTGGGAACAGGTAGCACTTTAATTGGCTACACAGCAGGATATAACAGTACTGGTACGCAAAATACTTTTGTCGGTTCATTTAACGGAACTAATGGCTGTGGTTACTTAATGACCACAGGTTCTGACAACACTATTCTTGGTGGTTTTAACGGCAACCAAGGCGGTCTAGACATCCGTACAGCAAGTAACCACATTGTGTTATCGGATGGTGATGGAAATCCAAAAATTTATCATACTTCTGCAGCTTTATATGTGCAAAGTGTTTATGACAATACAACAGCTGTTTCTGCCAATGTGTGCGTAGCATCCAATGGCGGTATTTCAAGGGCAACTTCAGCACTTAAATACAAACAAGATGTTAGAGATTTACCTTCTATTGACATCAATAAATTTAGACCAGTAGTTTATAAATCTAAATGTGAAAATGATGACCAAACTAAAGACTATTTTGGATTTATTGCTGATGAGGTTGATGAAGCTGGAATTAAAGAATTAGTGCAATACGGTGCAGAAGGTGAAATTGAAGGCTTTTCTTATGACCGAATGACTGCTGTATTGGTTAAAGCAATTCAAGAACTTAAAGCAGAAGTAGATTCCCTTAAACAACAATTAGGAAAATAAAATGTTAGAACTTACCCCTGAACAAGAAGTAGCAAGAGCATATTCGGCAGCAATGGATAGCGTTAATTTATTATCTGCTGGTAAGCCTGAAGATATGACTGATGAAGATTGGGCTGATACCGTTAAGCGGAACAAAGACCACCTCGCCATACAAATTGCTAAAGGTGACTACTACGCTGGCTACGACTTAACACCGTTTGAACAGGCAGTAGCATGATTAAGCTAGAACTTGACATTAACGCTGTTAATTTCATTCTGCAAACGCTAGGTGAACTTCCCACTAAGACTGGTGCATGGGAACTTGTAAAGCAGATTAAAGAACAAGCTGATCCAAAAGTGCCTAAAGAACCCGAAGTAGTCCAGTAATGTTTGCATCGGCTTTTCAGGCTAATGCGTTTCAAAACAACGCCTTTCAAGTCTATGTTCCCCCAACCCCTACCAGTAACCTAACTGGTGGGGATGATGCAAGCTGGACACCTGAAGAATTAAAACGAATCCGCAAGCTATCTGCAAAAATAGCTGAACGGCAGCGTTTACTTGAAAAAGCCACTAAAGATGCTAATGCTTCACGCAAGCAAGCATTTAAAGATTTAATTGACCCTGTTGCAAAAGTTAAGCAACCTAAAGTACAATCCAAACAAGAGGTTAAAGCTGATATACCGTTAGCTGAAACAGAAGAATTACAGCGGTCTATAAGCTACCTTGAACGACAACGGGATAATATCCTTCAAGCGGTAGCTTACAGAAACCAGCAATATCTCATTCAAGAGCAATTGCGAGTAATGGAAGCCAAACGACTTGCCGAAAAAGATGATGAGGATGGAATTTTAGCGTTGTTTTTATAAAGGAGAAGGCGATTACTTGCCTGAAACATGACAGCATATAGACAGTACAAAAAAGGTGTAGATTTACTACACATGGGGCATTTCCAAGCTGGATTTCGCCTATTTGAGTTCCGTTGGCATCCTTTGGTGATGCAGGCAACTGGTGAAAACTGGCAAAAATGGATAAAAGCACCCAAATGGGATGGTGAAAGGCTTATTGGTAAGCACATTACTGTCCAAATGGAACAGGGATATGGCGATATTATCCAATTTGCACGATTTTTACCTATGCTCAAGGCTTGGGGAGCTAAGACTTTAAGTGTTATGTGCCATGAATCCATGATGCAGCTACTTGGAACGATGGATTGCATAGATTACATTTCTTGCTCTAAGACAGCAGGCCCACCATTAGAAGCAGATTACTGGATTGGGTCTATGTCCTTACCCCATTTTGCGACTTATGCACCCCCTTTTGTCAAACAATCCTTTCCTGTTACAACCCAAAAGATTGTTGGCTCTGAAGGGTATTTTGAGGCTAGACCATCCAATATTGAACGCAAAGTAGGGGTAAATTGGTCTGCATCTAATGGCCCATTGCACTACACCAAGTCAATTCCCCTAGAAACCATGCGAGAACTGGTTGGTGATGATATTTACTCACTCCATATAGAACTAGACGATGTGTTTGACCCATTACCTAATGACGGATGGAAAAAGAACTTTTACAAGACTGCCTGCCACATGAAGGCGATGAAAGCAGTAGTAGCACCTGATACTGCCACCGCACATTTAGCTGGTGCATTAGGTGTAAAGTGCTTTTTATTGCTGCCAGACCATGATTACATCTGTTGGCGTTGGAAAAACGCAACATGGTACGATTCAGTAGTAACCCTTAGAAAAGAAGAATGGCATTTATTACCTTCATTATTGGAGAACCTATGATTTGCCCTAAATGCGGATATTCCAAAGGAAACCATGTTGAAGCCAAACAAACGGATGAGGAATTTTTCCTAGAATGGTGGACACCTACTATTGGCTTAGAAGCCGCCAAAGCATCGTGGCTTGATAAAGTAGCCATGAAGTCTAGGGTAGCCCCTATGGTAATGCCTGACATTGCAGGACACATTAGCATGGCTGATGGTACATGGGTAGGCAGCCGATCCGCACACCGTGAGAACCTAAAGCGTAATAACTGCGTGGAAATAGGCGATGCTGTGCCAATGCAGCAAAAAGCCCCTGAAATTAGCCGCAAAGATCAAGAAGCCCGTAAACGGCAGATTGCTGAAATTACTTATTCCAAACTTAACTACAGGTAAAACTATGTCAGATGACCGCAGAGAATTACTAGAAGCAGCCTTAGACCAAGCCGAAGATGGCACTTTAGAAGCCCCTATTGAAAAGGAGATTGAAGTAAATGACGATCCAATCCAAGCCGAAAACGCCAACGAAGAAAGTGGCAGCGAAGAAATTAGTCGTGACGAAAAAGGTCGCTTCAAAAGCCAAGAAGCCAATACCGAGCAGGATTCCGCTGAAGAATCTGACATGGTGGGACAAGCTAGTGATGTTTCTGACGAGGAAATAAAACGCCCTACTACTTGGAAAAAAGAGTATGTCGAGGTATGGAACAAGATGCAGGAAGGCAAACCGTTAGATAAAGCGGAGTTTGCTAAGTTTGCTGAATATGCAAACCAACGGGAATCCGAGTACAAAAAAGGTGTTTCTGCCTACAAAGCAGAAGCCGACAATGCACGGCAACTTACGGAAGCGATTGGCCCTTACATTCCTGAACTGCAAGCACAAGGTATTCATCCCGTTGCTTGGATCAACAATCTAGGTCGGGCGCACATGATTTTAAGCAAAGCACCATATCAAGAGAAGGTGCAGATGTTCCATAGACTTGCACAAGATTATGGAATACAATTAAATCAAGACGCAGTTCAGATGCCTGAACAAGCGTATGTAGATCCGTATCAGCAACAGTTAATGCAACAACTTCAAGCTACACAGCAACAAGTTTATCAACTGTCAGCGATACGGGAGCAAGAAGAAAATGCTCGATTGAGCCAAGAAATCAATCGGGTAAGTAGTGACAGAGAGCGGTTTCCGCACTTTGACATGGTACGGGAAGATATGGCTCAACTACTTGAGCGAGGTTTAGCCCCAAACCTAGAAACGGCTTATGCCAAAGCGGTGCGTATGAATGACGAAGCGTACAAACTAGAGCAAGATAAACTCTTGAAATCAGTTGGTTCACAAGCGTCTAAGGCACAGCAAGTAGCTAAAGCTAAAGCAACTGCTGTTAGTCCACGATCCGTTACTCCTAGCGGTCAAGTGAAAAGCACAGATGCAAAGGATAGACGATCCTTGCTGATGGCTAATTTAGCCGATGCAGAGGGTGGTCGGGTTTAACTTAATCTAATAAAGGAAATATCATGGCATTCGCAAATAGCGCAATCACCGATATTATCGCTACCACCATTCAAAGTCGTAGCGGAGTATTGGCAGATAACTTGACACAAAACAATGCAATTCTTCAGCGTCTTAACTCCAAAGGGAATGTACGGCCTTTTTCAGGCGGTAATGTAATCCTTGAGGAAATTATGTACAACGATCCAGCGACTAACAATGCTAATAGCTATAGCGGCTATGAAGTATTGAATATTACGCCTGATAGCCCTATCTCTGCGGCTCAGTTCAGCATTACTCAGTATGCTGATTCTGTGACAATGAGCGGTCTAGAAATGTTGCAAAACAGCAGCAAAGAAGCAATCATTGACCTTTTAGATGGTCGTATGCAAGTTTCTGAAGCCCGTCTGTTGAACCGCATTTCGGGTGACTTGTATGGTGACGGAACTGGTAACGGTGGTAAGAACATTACTGGATTGGCCGCTGCCGTTTCAACTTCACCAAACTCAGGCACATACGGTGGAATTAACCGTGCAAACTGGGAATTTTGGCGTAACCAAGCAACTACTGGTGCTAACGATGCTGCAACAATCCAAGCTGCTATGACAACTGCTGCTATCAAATCTGTTCGTGGTAATGATAAGGTTGACCTTATTATTGCTGGTAACACTTTGTATCAGCGTTATGTAGCTTCTTTGCAAGCAATTCAGCGTATTGCTGGTGTAGACGAAGGTGCAGCAGGTTTCGCATCACTCAAGTTCTACGGTGGCGGTATGTCTGCTGATGTGGTACTGGGTGGTGGTATTGGCGCACAAGAGAACGCATTGTATATGTACCTCTTGAACACCGATTACATCTTCTTCCGACCACACAAAGAGCGTAATTTCGTTCCTATTGGTGGTGAGCGTCAGTCGATTAACCAAGATGCAATCGTGAAGCTGTATGGTTGGGCCGGCAATTTAACCTGCTCCAACGCTTCATTGCAGGGCATTTTGACTGGTTCAGCTTAATCAACCGACTAAATAAAGGAAATTATCATGGCATATTCAACTCTCCCCATCGCTGGGATTAATTTAGACAGCATCCAGTCTGCAGCCGACATCGCAGCTTACGGTGAGCCAGTAGACTTTGGCCCACTTGGCACACAAACTTTCGCTTCTGATGGTTTGCGTTATGTTTGGGCTGAAGCTGCTGCTACTATTGCCCCAAGCACGACTGTTTGCAACATCGACACAACAGCCTTTACTGTTGCCGCTACTGGTGGAGCTTATATCTCCCCAGCAGTTTCAATGGTTTCAGGTGACTACGGTTGGTTTGGCAAGGCTAGTGTTTAATAGCAAAATGTAGTAAAAACAGGGGGTTACCTTAATCGGTAGCCCCTTTTTCCTTTTAACAACCTAATACCTTAGGAGAATTAAAAATGGCTTTACCTTCAGATACACAAGGAGCAGATTCACGCCTACAAGTACGCTTTTACAAGAAATCCGTACAACAAGAGCAGGAATCAATAGACGCTGGCAGACCAATTTACAAAGACTTTGACTTTGTACATATCTGCGTTGCTGGCGATACCCTAACCGAAATCGACACTTATGCGTTGCAAAACCATAAGCAGCGTTTCCCTATTCAATGGGCTAATTACATGAATAGACAGGGAGCGCATGATGAGGAAGTGGTTGGAACGCCTTTAACGGAATGGCCTTTAGTATCAAAAAGCCAAGCCGAAGAATTAAGGGCAATTAAGTTCCAAACGGTAGAATCTATTGCACACGCTTCAGATCAACAGTTACAGCGTATGGGCATGATTGCAGGTATGTCACCTTATGCGTTCCGTGACAAGGCAAAGGCATTTTTAAATCTAGCGACAACGGCAGCGGAAACCGATAAGCGTGAACATGAAATTAACGCTTTGAAGGAAGAACTTGCCAAAAAGGAACTAGAAACTGCTAAAATAAAAGCAGAAACAGATGCGAAGTTAGCCTTAATGCAAGAGCAAATGGCTACTATACTTGCTGCTGTTGGTGAAAAGAAACCCCGTAAACAGAAAACGGTAGCCACAGAGGAAGCCTAAATGTCATCCAACCTACTCCAATTAGTCCAGCAAGTTACCGCTGAACTTAACCTTGCCGTACCGACCTATGTGGTTGGTAACACTAGCCAAGATGTGCAACAAATTCTTGCGTTAATGAATCGTGCTGGATATGACCTTATTAAAGAGCATAATTGGCAAGCATTGGAGTTGGAGTACCGTTTCTACACAACAGCAATAACCACAACTGGTGACACTATTGCCAACACTTACGATCTATTAAATGTTGGTGATGTCACAGGTTTGGACAATACCTACTCTATTGTAGGCACAGCTATTCCCCAAGATACCTATGTAGAATCGGTTACAGGATCAACAGTAACAACCAGTCAGTTAGCTTCTTCAACTTCTATAGGCGGCACGGTTACTTTTAGCAAGACCAAGTATCCGTTGCCACCTGATTACGAAACCGTTACAGACAATACCCATTGGGATAAGACAAAACATTGGCAAATGTTAGGCCCTGTTGATGCCCAGCAATGGCAATGGCTTAAATCAGGCTATATTTCGACTGGCCCACGGGTTCGTTGGCGTATTCTTGGCGATGAATTTCAAATTTGGCCGCCTTACAACACCCTTGAATATCTAGGCTTTGAGTACCGTTCTAAAGGGTTTGTACGCAGCGCAACAGGCGATGTAAAAAATAGCTTTACAGCCGATAGCGACACAACCGTATTAGATGATTCTGTCATTGCAATCCTGACTAAACTCAAATACTTCCAAATTAAGTCGTTTGACACTACTTCATTGCAGCAGGATTACCAGCGTTATCTCAGCATTGCCAAGGCAAACGACAAAGGATCGGCTACATTATCTTTTGCACCGCAACCAAGTGCCGTGCTTATTGGCTGGGCAAACATTCCCGATACTGGCTACGGCAGTTAATCATGGCGGTAGCTAAACGGTTTTCTGCCAATACGACTTCTGTGCCTTCCCCTATTGGTGGTTGGAACGCTAGGGATTCGCAAGCAAACATGAATCCAATGGATGCTATTCAGCTTGTAAACTGGTATCCAACACCAACCGATGTAACAATGCGTAAGGGCTGGACACAATTTAGCTTGCTAACAACGCCTACTGGCGCAGTAAGTATTAGCACAATTACCCGTGTCAGTTTAGTTGCTACGCTTACTACTTCTACAGCACACGGACTTACGACTGGAAAACAAGTCGCTATTTCAGGCTGCACACCTGCCGAATACAACGGTGTATTTACTATTACCGTAGTTAATAGCACTTCATTTACCTACACAATGGCGGCTGTACCTAGCGGTAGCGCATCAGTAGTCGGTAGCTATGAAATAGGCATTACGACTGCTGTCAATACTTTGATGAACTATACGGAAATAGGTGGTTACAAGCTATTTGCCGCAGCAGGTGACAAGATATACGAAACATCCGTAAACCCTGCGGTTCGTGTATTTACTGGTTTAAATAGCGATAAGTTGCAATCGGTCAATCTTTCTAACACCGCAGGTAAGTTTTTAATAGCCTGTAACGGGGTTGATCCTGTAAGTATTTATGACGGTACACGCTGGTTTTTTGTAGCTACAACCACAACTGCCCAAACAATTAGCACTATTACAAGGGGCGGTACAGGCAATCTGACAGCTACTCTGACTACGGCTGCACCGCATGGGTTGGTAGACGGTAATCGAGTAACTATCTCAGGTGCTACAGAATCCAACTATAACGGCACTTATGTTATTGATGTAACGGGTGCTTCAACCTTTACTTACACAATGGCTACTGCCCCTACCGCAGATGCTACGGTAGTAGGAACATATACCGTTATTGGAATTACAGGGGTTAATTCAAATACATTTATCAATGTCAATTTGTTTAAAAACCGCTTGTATTTCACCCAAAAAGACACTTTAGCTTGCTGGTATTTAGACCCTGATGCCATTGGTGGCCTTGCTTCTCCCCTTTATTTTGGTGGCATTGCCCGTAATTCAGGCTTTTTGCAAGCAATGGGTACTTGGACACTTGATGCAGGTCAAGGAGCAGACGATTACGCTGTATTTGTAACCAGTATGGGCGAAATTATTGTTTATAACGGTACTGACCCTGATGATGCAACTACTTGGGCTCTAAAAGGCGTATGGCAGCTAGGTCAAACCTTTAGCCGCAGGTGCTTTTACAAGTTTGCAGGTGATTTATTGCTATTAACGCAAGACGGATTAGTACCGTTAGCGTCTGCCCTGCAATCTAGCCGCCTAGACCCCCGTGTAAACCTTACCGATAAAATTTATTTTGCTGTAAGCCAAGCTGCAAGCCTATATAAAGACTTGTTTGGTTGGCAAATTAATTATTACGCTAGTTCAAATATGCTTATTTTGTCTATTCCTACCAGTACGGGAATGGAACAGTTTGTCATGCACAACATTACAAAAGCATGGGGCAGGTTTACTGGTATTCAGGGCTATTGCTGGGAAGTATCAGGCGAAGCCGAGATGCACTTTGGCGGTGATGGCTATGTAGGTCTGTTTTACGATGGTTATTCAGACAATGGCACAAACATTACTGCTACCGCACAGCAAGCCTACAGCTATTTTGAAAGCCAAGGGCAATTAAAGCGTTTTATGATGGTTAGACCAATCCTACAGTCTACAGGCGGTGTACCCAATGTCGTATGCGGTCTAAGCGTGGATTTTGACACCCAATCCCAGCTAGGGCAGGTGCAGTTTAACCCAAGTACCCTTAGTGACGGTGTTTGGGATGCGTCAAAATGGGATAACGCCAACTGGTCAGGTGGCTTAATTACTACTAAAATTTGGCAAGGCGTTACAGGTTTAGGCTTTGCAGGATCAATTAACTTGAATGTGGCAAGTAGGGGTATTGAACTGCATTGGGCTAGTACCGACTATGTAATGGAGCGTGGGGGCGTACTGTAATTGCGTAGGGTTATTACTGATAATCAATCTCATTTAAAGGCTTGGATTAGTGGGGTTTTGGGCATAAATTTTGACGAAAATACCACTTGCATTGGGCAGGAAATAGACGGTGAAGTAAAGGCGGTAATTGCTTATACAAACATACAAGATAAATCTTGCTGTATGCACGTTGCGGCAATTCAAGACGGCTGGATTAGTAAAGATTTGTTATGGGCGGCTTTTGATTACCCCTTTAATAAACTAAAAGTAAAGGTTATACTAGCGGCAGTAGCTTCAACTAACGAAGAAGCGTTAAAATTAGACCGACACCTTGGTTTTATTGATAAAGCATATATTGAAGATGCCCATTTAGATGGGGATTTAGTTATATTAGCAATGTGGCGTGAAAACTGTCGATGGCTCGGCATAAACGCCCCAATAAAAGGAGCATGATATGGGTGGCGGTGGCGGTCTTTTAAGTCCAGTAACAAATTTAATATTTGGGAAACCCCCAAGCGCACCCCCACCCCCTGATTATCGTGGTGCAGCGCAAGAAACTGCGGCTGGCAACCTTGATGCAGCTAGAGCAGCAGCAGCGGCAAACCGTGTAAATCAAGTTACCCCTTATGGAAACCTTGATTACAGGGTTAGTGGTTTTGACCCATACGGCAACCCTACTTGGACTGCTACTACAAGTCTTTCTGATGTTGGTCAGCAACTTTTAAACAATCAAAATGCTGCTAGTTTGGGTTTAGGTTCTGCAATTACTTCCCAGCTAGGTCAAGTACAAGATGTGATGGGGCGCGGATTTAACCCCAATACCCCAGCCATTCAATATGGCGGTCAAGCCCCAACGCTAGGTCAAGTTGGTCAAGCAGGACAAGCGCAAGGCATGGGCAATGCTCCTACTTTACAAACAGGTCTTGACTATCAAGGCATGGAAGGCTGGGACAAGGCTACTGCGTTGCTAAATCAGCGTTTGCAACCACAAATCCAACAAAGCGAAGAACGCTTACAAGCCCAATTAGCCAATCAAGGTATTGCACAAGGCACAGAAGCGTATAACCGTGCTATGGCTTTACAAGGTCAAAAGACTAATGATTTGCTTACGCAAGCACAATTGGCTGGTCAAAATGTTCAGCAGAATATGTTTGGTCAAGCCTTGCAAGGCGGTCAATTTGCTAACCAAGCAATGCTCGGACAAAACCAAGCGCAACTTGGCAATGTGGCTCAAAGCAATCAAGCCTTACAGCAAAACTACGCTAACCAATTGGCAGCGCAGCAACAAAACAACGCTGCAATGCAACAAATGTTTGCAAATCAACAAGCTGGTGCTGGTTTAAGCAATCAAGCACAGCAACAGGCTTATAACCAAGCCCTTACCCAATACAATATGCCGCTTAATACTTTAAGTGCATTGCGTACTGGCGCACAGGTGCAAAACCCATCGTTTATTAATGCACCACAGCAAGCCACTACAAGTGGTGCAGATATTTTAGGTGCGACAGGCATGGACTATAACGCCCAAATGGGCGGTTTTAACGCTCAAGCAGCCGAACGCAATAACATGATGCAAGGGTTGTTTTCATTAGGCGGTGCAGCATTGATGTCAGACATTCGCACCAAAGAAAACATTAAACAAATATATTGGCTGCCTAACGGCTTGCCAGTTTACGAATACGAATACAAGCCTGAGTTTAAAAACCATCCTTTAGCTGGACATGGCAAGTTTATTGGTGTTATGGCGCAAGAAGTTGAATTGGTGCAACCTGAAGCAGTTATTACCAATGCAGATGGTATCAAAATGGTTAATTACGGAGTGTTAAATGGATAACAACTATTTCACTAATGTAGGCTCTTATATGCAGCCTGTTGATCCTAACGAACTAGCTAGACTAAATCCAGTTTTTCAAAACATTGGGATGCAACAAGCCAATCAAAATGCGGCAATGCAACAAGCCAATCAACTTACACAGCAAGCAGGCCAAACCCAGCAAGGCGGTGGAATGAATCCAATGGCTATGGCAATGATGTTGCGTAAAAAAAGCCCAAGTGCGCCTGTAACAGATTACAGCCAGCCTATGCCTAATTATTTAGACCCAGCATACCAACAGGCAGGATATTAATATGGCTATTGGAACATTACCCCCTGAACTGTTTGAGCAACAGCAGCAACTAAACCGCCAGCAACAAATGGCGCAGTTGCTTATGCAACAAGGTCAACAAATGCCACAAAGCCAAATGGTTAGTGGTCGTTATGTTGCCCCAAGCATTTTTCAAAATTTAGCCCCTTTATTTCAGACCTATATGGGTCAAAAATTGTCTGAAAAAGGCGATAAACAAGCATTAGAATTAGCCGCTAAATTGCGTCAGCGTTATGGTGATGAAGTAAAAGAGTTCCGCAATCTTATGCAAGGCAGAGAACAGCTTGCGCCTGAACAGGCAGGGCCAACCCAAACTGGTCAACCCATTCCACAAGAAATGGTACGAAGCGCACCTAATGTACAAGGTGCTTACGACTTTGCTGCAAGTGCATATAACCCTGCATTGCAAGCTGCTGGATTAAGAAAACTGACAGAAGGCCCAATAAAAGTAGGCGTAGAAGATACTTTAATTGATTTAGTCACAATGAAGCCTGTATTTACTGGTGCTGGAAAACCCCGTGCGCCATTGCAAATTGATACTGGTACTGCTATTGAATTGCGTGATCCTCGTGATCCAACGGTGGTATTACAGCGTATTCCTAAGTCGCAAATGCCTACTGCTGGTCAAGTAGTTGAAACTGCAAATGGCCCAATGATTGTTAATACTCGTACAGGTGACGCTACTCCAATTATGGCTGGTGGACAGCCTTTAGCACCTAAATTAACTTCTGAACAATCAAAAGACATTACTGCGGTTAATCAACAAAGAGCAACTATTGACGGTGCTATTGCTGATGTTGAAAAAAATAAATCAGCATTTAGCTTTGGTCGTGGTGTAGCGCAAAATGTTCCTTATGGCGAATCCATTGCAGGTAGATTTGAAAAGCCTGAAGATACACAAGCCCGTGCTTATGTATTTAACAATGTGTCATCCGTAATTAAAGAACGAGCAGGTACAGCCCAAAGCGCACAAGAATTACAAAGACTTAACTCTTTCTTGCCAGCTACGACTGACAATGCCGATCAAATTGTTTCTAAGCTAAAAGGGTTTAAACAATACCTTAATGACTTTGAAAAAGGTACTAGAGTATCTCCATCTAGCAAACCTGAAGCACCTAAATCAACTTCATTTTCTAGTGATGCTGATTTACAACAAGCAATTACAAGTGGTGCTTTGAAAAAAGGCGATAAAGTAACTGTTAATGGTGTAACTGGAACTATTCAATAATATGAAATTTGTACCTGATACTCAACAAGCACCACGCTTTGTTCCTGATGAGGTAGCCGCACCTGCATCAACAGCTTATGCTGGCCCAGTCATAGAAGAAAACCCAGTATGGGCTTCTACAGGTGGTGGTGCTGCTATGGGTAGACCACGCATGATGAACCGTACTAATGTTCAAGCACAACCAAGACCTTTAGAATCAGCTTTAGCTGGAATGACTAAATCTGCTATTGATCCACTTGTTGCTGGAGCGCAATTAGTTACTGGTGGCAATTTAGGTACAAGTCAATTAGCCCAAAATCTTGATAAACAAGCAGATGTTTATTACGAAGCCAACCCTATATCTTATGGTGCTGGTCGTGTAGCTGGTGCAGTAGCCCCTGCCGCAGCCATTACTCGTGGTGCTGGCATGATTCCTAGTTTTGCTAGGGCAAACCCTATTGTTCAAGGCTCTGCTCTTGGCGCAACATCAGGTTTAATCACACCTATAAACACAGGTGAAACTGGCGCAGATATGTACGGTAATGTTGCCAAGAATGTGGCTGTAGGTACGGCTTTTGGCGGTGCTGTTCCTGTTATTGGTTCTATTCCATCTATGTTGCGTGGCAAAGCACCTAGCCCACAAATGGTTGATTCTATTACTAGAGCAAGAGAATTAGGCTATGTAATACCACCAACCCAAGCTAATCCTAGTATGTTAAATCGGATTATGGAAGGCGTTGCTGGAAAAATTAGCACGGCTCAAAACGCTAGTGCTAGAAACCAAGAAATTACCAATAAATTAGCCGCTAAATCATTAGGTTTGGCTGACGATACTGTTATTACTCCGCAAGTGTTATCAGATTTGCGTACTACGGCTGGAAACGCATATACCAATCTAGGTTTGGCAGGTCAAGTTGTAACGGATAAATCTTATATCAATGCTTTAGATGACATAGCAAAACCGTTTGTTGTTGCTGCAAAAGGCTTTCCTGATGCGCCACCAAGCCCAGTTTTAAACTTAGTTCAATCTTTAAAATCCCCCAGTTTTGATGCTACTGCGGCTATTGAAAAAGTTAGACAGTTAAGAACGGCTGCTGATGACGCATTTAGAAGTGGCAACACAGACATAGGTCAGGCTTCTAAAAAAGCCGCTGCTGCTATTGAAAACGCATTAGAAGGTCATTTATCTAAAACAAATCAAACTGATTTATTAAGTAAATTTAGAGATGCACGGCAGTTAATTGCTAAAACTTATTCTATTGAAAAAGCGGCAAATACAACTACTGGAACTATTGATGCTAAAAAGTTAGCTGCTCAATTACAGCGTGGCAAGCCTTTATCAGGCGAATTAAAAAGCATTGCTCAGTTTAGCCAAGCATTTCCAAAAGCAAGTCAAGCTACAGAAGCTATGGGCAGTTTGCCGCAATTAAGCCCATTAGATTATGCTGCTGGATTAATTGGTGGCGTAAGTACAGGTGGTGTTGGCGCAGGTGCAATATTGGCTAGACCAGCTTTAAGAGCAGCGGCATTATCTTCTCCTGTTCAAAACCGTTTAATACCAAGCACAGCCGCACCATTTTTAACGCCTGAACAGCGTAACTTGGCTAGATTATTAACATTGCAAGGCGTTCAAGGAGCAATAAATGAGTAGAAACGGATCGGGTACATATACCCTACCAGCAGGTAATCCAGTCGTAACTGGCACAACTATTACTTCTAGCTGGGCTAATACATCGCTGTCAGATATTGCTGCTGCCCTGACACAATCGGTAGCCGCAGACGGTCAAACCCCAATGACGGGCGCATTAAACATGACCAACAACCTGATTGAGAATGTGGCAGACGCTACTGCAAGCGGTGATGCAGTTTCCCTTAACTTTTTGCAAACTGGTACTTATACCGTAAATTGCGGAACTTTCTAAGGTGCAAGTTATGGCGTTTGAGATAGACCCAGTTAAATATGGGGTACTTTGGCAAAAAGTCGAAGATTACGAGCGTAAGTTCGATTCTATGGAAAAGAAAATTGATGCTATGGACAACGATGTTAAAAAACTTCTTGCTATGGCTGAACGGTCAAAAGGCAGTCTTTGGGCGTTAATGGGCGTTGCTTCCGTTGTTGGTGGGGCATTAAGTTTAATTACTGATTTCTTTTTTAAAAAATGAACGAACAAATTGAATCTGCAAAAGAAGTTGCTGGTAAATCTATCGGCAAACAAGGCCTTTTCTACATTACCTTTATTGTGGTGATTGGTGTAGGTGCTTCAATTGTGCTTGAAGAAGGCAAAATGGCTGCGGTAATGGGTTTGCTTGGTGCTTCCCTTACTGCGCTTATATCCATGCTTAATGGCGTTGCTGGGGCTACCCCAAAACAAGAAAAGCCTGAGTTTGAGATTATGAAGCAGCTTATTGAGCGTTTAGACAAGATGGCTGACCGTGACCCAATGAGCGTAGCTGTAGACGGTGATAAGGTTTTGGTTCGCAAGGGTGATAACGAAACCGCAATCGGGAGATGATATGTTGGGACTAGATACCATTGTTGGCGTAGGAATGAAGCTGATTGACAAGCTGATACCTGATCCCCAAGCTAAAGCCCAAGCCCAGTTAGAACTAGCCAAACTTGCCCAAGATGGCAAACTGGCTGAAATACAAGCAGACACCGCAGAATCCCAAGAAGTAACCAAAAGAGCGCAAGCGGATATGGCAAGCGATAGCTGGCTATCCAAAAACATTCGCCCCATGACTTTAATCTTTATTCTTGGTGGTTACTTTGTATTTGCCATGATGAGTGCTTTTGGCAATAACGCTAATGAAAAGTATGTAGAACTATTAGGCCAATGGGGGATGCTGGTCATGTCATTCTATTTTGGCGGCAGAACTCTTGAAAAAATCATGGACATGAAAGCCAAAAAAGATGCTTGAAGCGCAGTTATTAGCTTTAGGCATTGAAGGCAAGTGGTTTGAGCCATTGCAAGAAACCTTTGAAAAGTACCAAATAAACACCCCAAAGCGTCAAGCCTGTTTTATTGGTCAATGTATGCACGAATCAGGCGGGTTTAAATTCCTGAAAGAGAACCTGAACTATTCGGCTAAAGCGTTAATGGCTACATGGCCCAGCCGTTTTCCTGACGCTGATACGGCAGAAAAGTATGCCCGTCAGCCTAAAATGATTGCCAATAAAGTGTATTCGGGCAGGATGGGAAACACCGAAGATGGTGACGGTGCTAAGTTTATTGGGCGTGGATTGATCCAATTGACTGGCAAAGACAACTATAAAGCCTTTGGAGATGCGATTGGCGAGGACTTGGTAGCTAACCCACAGCTTGTAGAAGAACCCCGCTATGCGGCTCTTTCTGCTGGGTGGTTTTGGAATAAGCGTGGCTTAAATGCCCTAGCAGACGCTATGGATGTTACAACCCTGACCGTAAGAATCAATGGCGGCAAGATTGGCATTGATGACCGTATCGCTAAGATCAATAAAGCCTTAGACATACTGGCTTAATCGGCAGTTAATTCTTTTAACTCAAACAAGCAATCCCGTTCAGGGAACACCGCAATATAAAGCCTAGCAAGGTAAGGCGATACATTGTTGCTAATCTTAAATGGCTTGGGGTTCATTGGACTTCTGTTTTGCGCTTCAGAGATAGCTGATTCATGCCGTAAATACGCACATAAATCCCTTGCTGAATGGTGTCTGCGCCCTGATCCCCAAACCCGATTTGCTTCATGGAAAAATGCCACAATAATGTGCCAATTTTTAGGCATCCATTCGTCAAAACCAAGCCTGTAGTTATCAGGCTGGCTATTGACTATATCAATCAGGCGTTGTTTTTTATCTTCTGCAAGCATATCAATCCAATGTGCAGATGATAGATACAAAAACCGTTGCGACCAGCGTACAACAATAAATTAGGTCGGCAATGCGCTGTCGTTTAGCCTGTTTATTGTCACCAATAAGCCAACCCTGAATAGCAAGCATATCGTCATCTTGCTCAACATAGTATGGCTTTTGGTAATACTTGCCAATCTGAA